TACATTTACTAAAATACCCGTTAACGGAGTGGCTGCATTGACAACAGTTTCAATATATTGTTCTGAACCAGTTTGATCTTTAAAATCAGGAATAATACAACCAGTCCAAGAACCTATTAAATTAGTATTTGAAGAATTAATAAAATTATTAAGTTGTGCAGGAATAATGCCATTAATATTAAAAAATTGTGAATAATAAGGATCTGAAGATAAAGATGAATAATTAGTCCAATCACCTTCTATTGCTATAACTTGAATAAAATAATCTTTAATATAATCGTATGGACGTATCCACTCATAAGGAATATTTGTTGCACTACCATACCAATCTTTTGCATAAACACTATATTGGGTTAAACCTTGAGCTTTTCTAACGATAAATGATAAATTTTTAGTCCCAACGTTTACAATATCGAGCAAAGGTGCATTGTATATATCACTTGTTGCATATTTATTAACCACTACACCTTGTAGATAATCCGGATCAGGATTCCAAAATCTTTGACGATTAAAGAAATTAACATAAATATCATCCATTGCCGCAGGTATTGAAGCGCTTGATGAATCTAATCCTAAACCTATAAATTCAGCGCTATCTCCACCGCTAGGATCATTATTCGTAGCTAACAAATTTATAGCAAATACAGGAGCTGCTAGTAAACATGTTGTAATTGATCTATGAAAGAAAGATCCTTTCCTCTCTAATTTAACGTCGTTAAGGCCATAAAATCTTTCAAGATCTGCTGTTGTTCTTATGAAAACCGGTGTGTTAAAAGGTCCTTGCATTGAAAAACCAGGCACTAGTCTTAAGGATTGTGTTGTTACAGTTATACGTTCTGAATTATCAATTTCAACTGTAATCACTCCAGCTGAGCGGAATTGAGTTAAATCTAATGCTATCTTCATAAAATTAAAATTATTTTATTATATATATTAATAATACAAACTGTAAAAATTACTATTTGTTTTTTCGTCTATTTAAATAATTTTCATTTTTAGATCGTTTTTCTTTTATTCCTTGCGCAGTTTTATCACAAAAATCTTTTGACATTTTTAATCCTTTATTCCATGGAATTTTTCCTTTATTTTTACCAATACTATTTATTTTCATTTTCTGTTTTGTTTTTTCACTGTGTTGTTTTACTCCGCCTCTGTGATTTAAAGACATTTTTTCTATCGATTTAACTGTATGTTTTCTTCCGTTAAAACCTTTATGGTGTTTTTTTATTTTATTTATTGTAGCTTTCGTATGAGTTAAACATCTAATTACACCTAATCCTCCAGTTGGACTTATATTATAACCATTCGGTATTAATGTATTGTATTCAATAATATATTTTTCTTGAGCATTAAACGCTTCTTTCTTTGTATTAAATATTTCTAAAATTTTTCTATTAAAATTTTCTCTTTTATATTTTTTAATAGCTTTTGAAATTAATTTTCCACTTCCAATATAGTAATTATCATTTGATAAATTTATCGCATGATGATCACCTACATATTGTTTTCCATTAATTAAATTTGTTGTTATGTAAACAAAATAAATCATATATTTATAATAAAATTAACTTTTTCTCCAAGGAAAACTGTATCCACCTCTATTTAAAGTTGAACTAGGTGTATATCTATTTCCTCTATTGTTATCATTATTTAACATTTTTAATAAAGATTCTTCTGTCATTTGTTTTTCTGAATCATCATGTATAGCTCTAAATAATTTATCATCTATTTCTGTTTCTTCTACGTATTGTTCTATTAAACTACTAATTAAAGTTTTTACAGGAGAAATTGGAAGATCTTCAAAGAAATCGTACAGCCATTCTTCATATTCTGTTTCTTCATATAAACGTGATATATTTAATGTACTCATTGCAATATCATCATGAACACCTATGCCTCTATATTTTCCTCGTTTGTCTTTTCCAAATCCTTTGAATTCTCTACAGGTTTCTGATTCGTTGATAACTATAATATGTTTTGTAACAAGTTGTTTTCCTAATTTGCAGAAAAAATCCTTATTTTGACTTACTTTAAATCCTGCTTTTTTTCTATGTAATAATTTATCTCCTACTATAGGTTTTGTGTGATAAGTATGTAATATTACTGCATCATCAAATTTATCATGTTGAGAAAATTTATCTAAGAAATGTTTACCATTGAAATTCATTTCAATTAAAACTTTACAAAAATTTTCTCCGAATTGATCAAAAACAAGTGATCTCGTTACCTTGGCGCAATTTTCTTCATCTTTTATATTATCCCTATACAATCCAACCTGAAACAGTCTAAACATATTCTTAAGCCTTAACTCATCCTTTCTAAGCTTCTTTAATTGAACTATACTTTTAACTTCAACTTTAAATATATTACAAACATTAAAATCATTATCTTTTATTTCATCGACTTCTTTCCCTTCTCCTGTATCGATACTTAAAATAAATCTAATATTTTGTTTATCAAAATTACTATTAGGATCAAACGTTGGATGCCATTTAAGATTTCTATATACGCTTTCATCTAAATCTACTCTTTGCAGATCTTCAAAATTATATTCTCTTTCAACTTTTTTAAGAAAATTAAAATCATGAGCACCTAATAATAATGAATCACTTCGATTAAATAATAATTCAAATTCTTGTGCAAAAAAGTCATCACCAAAATCTTCTTTTGTTTTTTTAACCCATGCATCATCATGCTCAGGCACTTCATAATAATCTACTCTTATAGGCACAAATGAATTCTCAGCTTTTATAGCTTTACTCCAAATTTCAAAAAATAAATCATATTCACTTGCTGGAGTTGATGATATAATACATTGAGATATTTCAGACGATGCAAGTGTAGGATATACTGATCTCCAGAAATCATTTACAATATTTGATTGTATGTGTGCAAATTCATCTGCATAAAGAACGTGTATTGTATAACCAATCTGAGCAGTTTTTGTTGTTGCTTGAGAAGTTAGCATACATCCATTGTCAAGTCGCATTCCACCAGAACCTACTGCTAAAATTCCAGGTTTTAAAAAAAACGGAAGTCCTTTAAATACATTTTTAACTTTATCAACAATTTCAAATGCTGTATCTTGTTTATTGGCAAGAATTGCCAAGTTTCTATCATTATGAAAACACATATACCAAGCAAAAAAAGCAGAAACTGTTGTTGTTTTTCCGGTTTGACGCGCTGCCATTATAATTAAATTTCTATTTTGTGGTCCCAATTCTTCAAGAAGTTCTATATATTTTTCTTCTGATAATACTGCCAATATTTTTTTCTGATATGGACGTAATTCAACTATTCTACGACCTTTATCAGTCATAAATCTACAATACTTTTCTACAAAATAAATTATATCTTCAGAACATTTGTGAAATTCATCTATTTCTTCGGAAGATAGTTGATATAAAAGATTTGCAGCTTTAAGTTCAATGTCCCCCATGTGAAAACACGCTAAATCAGTAGGAATTCCCATACGAAGTTTTTCCAATGATTGCTGGACAAGAGAACTATTCCATACTGTAGTGGTTTGCATATTTTTTATTTAAAGTGTAGATTAATTAATATCCAAATTTAATTTTGGCACGAGTTGTGCATCATCGATATAAGTTTGATTATTTCTATCATTTTTAAGTCTTTTAACATGATTAATTAATTCTTTAGTTCCACGAGTAACAACACTGCCATCGCCAGTTGTAATCATTCCAGATGTTTCATTCATATGTGGTCCTAATGCTTCATTTCTTTGTTCTTTAACATCATTTTTAAAATTTCTATAAGTTTCCTTTATGGCTTCAACTGTTTGCAATAATTGTTTGTTTAATTCTCCGATAATTTTTGACATTCCAGCAAATACTTCAAACATTCGAGGATGCGCCATGCCAAGATTAACCTGATCCATTAAAGTTTTTTGCATTAATTCATTAGTTCTAAGTTGATAAATCATACCGGATAATGATATTATGTCTATTTCTAATTTATTTTTAAGATATGCATTATTTTCTATCATATCTGCAGGTATAACAAATGCTATAGAATTATTAACCATTATACGAGCTTCTGAATCGCATTGTGCTTTTAATTCTGCAAAATTTACATCTATAAGAGGTTCAGATTGTAATTCAGGAACATCTTCATTTTTTGCAACGTTTTTATTAATTTTATCTGGAGATTCTTTTAACATTTTTTCTAACTCTTTTCGTTCATCACGTGCTTTCATATATTTTTTATTTTAATTTTTTATTACCATTCAGCGTCTGGATCGGTGTTAAGTTTACATATATGTATTTCATTTATCAACCCTCTATTTTTATTATGAAATTTAATTTTATTTCTAAATGATCTAGATTTATAAACAGTTTGCCACCAAAGATCTTTTCCAATCGGTTGTAAAATATTTTCTGCTAAATCAGCATGTATACCTCCAAATGTAACAGATTTCATATTTTTTATTTCTTCTCTTTCTGTTCGTGTTTTATAAGGAATAAAAACATATATTATTTTTAAATCATCTGAAGCTTTTAAATCCAATTCACCAAATTTTGAAAAATATTTGTTATATAATTTTTTTATTTTTACTAATATACTGCCAATTCCCATATCATATATAGGATCCGATTCATCTGAAAACTTTTCATTTATTTTTTTATGATTTTCTACATACTCTTTAAAATCCATAGAGATTAAGTTTTCACTTCTTATATTATTTATACGAATATACTTAAAATAATAATCATTTATTTGTGCATACATTATTGTGTGTATTATTCCATTATGGCCGTTAAATTTATCATTAAAAATATCCATTATATTATCTACATTTACTAATATTGGAATTATTTGATATAACCACTCAAAGCATTTATTCATAGATTTAAAATTGTGTATACAGTAAAGGCCTCCAATATGCATATCATGAATAGGATCAGATTCATTAGAAAATTTTTCATATATAAATTTAGCTCTCATATATTATCTCTGTCGAGTGATATAAGGCAAACGTAATCTTGGATCTGCGTTGTCTGCTATAATAACCTGATCCCCATCTTGTGTAAAATAAGATAATAATTCGTTTGATATTTTTTCTTCTTCTATAGTTGTATTATATAATCTCAAATTAGTTAAATACGCAGGAGATCTGTTAATAGTATATTGATTAACTGCAATATCTTCTGGATATAAACGTAAAGTTTGATTAAAAACGCTTTGTAATTTTGCATTTTTATCGGATTCGTGTTTTTTGTAAACATATATATTATATTGTTGCCAAGTATTTCCTATATTAATTACAATTCCATACCATTCATCATCATATAATTTTTCATCTAATCTTATTACATATGCATCTTCGTCACTATATGTATGTCCATAATTTATTGCAACATATTGATTAGCAAATACATTTATAGAAAATACATGTTCTGAAAAATCATTTACTCCATCTAAAATTGATATAGGCGCTTTAACTGTTAATTTATAACCTGTTTGTGTATTCCAATCAGATTTTATAGTTGTTAAATCTTCTTGAACAAAAGCATTTACCAAACAATGAAAAGTTAAAGGATTTGTACTTATAGCAACTACTTTTGCATAAAAATTAAGTGCACCTTTACGTGTAATATTAACATAATCATCTATTTGAATTTGTGAAAGTGATACGGGACTATTAAGAGTAACACTATAGTTTGCAACATTGAATAATGATGCATCATAAGCATAGAATAAAGATACGTCATAATTACTTGGAAAAGCAATAGGTGTTATGATAGTAACATTATAGTCTTTATGAATTTCAGGAATTGTACGAGGCATAATCCAAGAAATAATACTCCTATCTGATGTTTTACTAATTAAATCCTCTGTATTATATGCTATAGCATTGTAAAGATATGAAGATTGTAAATCATAAAATGATTGTGCAACTACAGTTCCATACATTTCTATAGATTTTGAAATAGTATTTAATGATACATCAAAAGATTTATATTTATCTTTGGTCATTGAATTGTTTGCATTAAACTGTTGATCGTCTACTAATTTCTTAACATCATTATTAATAGCTTCTCCAAATAATTCTTCAACACTAACTGTATATTTATCGATAGTTTCTTGTAAAGCTGGAGATTCTTTTCTTGATGCTGTTGGCTGATATTTTTTAAGATTTAATTTCCATGTAGTTTCCTGCTCCATAAAACCTCTAAGTAAATATGCCGATTCAACTTCAAATATTTTATTAGATATTACAAAATATACAATATCTTTTTTTTGAGGAGCAGTACCAAAACCTGCGAGAGATTCCCAATATTTTTTATCAATTTGTATTTCTAACGGAACTTCATATTCTACTCCCATTAAATCAAAATTATATTTGCTGTCTGGTGGCATGCCTGACGGAAGAACAACTTTTATACATAACGGTTCTTCTGCAACATTAGATAATGTATATTCTTGAAAAATAACATCTTTTGAACGTTGTTGTGGTACAGCTCTAAACCAACGAGTTTCATATCCAAGTAATTGATTTACTAATGAATTCATTGCATTATAATCCCTAGAAGCAGATGTTAATTTATTTGCAATATCATACATAGGTGTAGCTCCAGTAACAGCTTTTTGTACATCACCTACAATGGGGCTTGTTGTAGTTTCAGGATATGCTGCGCTTAAAGTTTTATCATTTTCTTGACATTCGGCCATATACAACAATTTTATTTATATATTCAAACAAAAAGGAGCCTTTCGCTCCTTCACCATTTTTTTTCATTTATTTTTTAATTTGCATTTATCTCCATGCCATTGATAATAATTTCTATATGGTATTTCTCTATTACAATGCTCACATATTATTTTTTTACTTTTTAATGTATTTTTTATTTTATTTATAGTTTCGGATGTAAATGTATGTCCTTTTAACGAATTTGAAATTTTAATGCCTACTTCTTTTTTACGTTTTTGACCAGATATAGATCTGGATCGTTTTTCTCTTGTTTCTTTTGATTGTGGATAATTAACATGGGATTTATGAGATTTTTCTAAATATTTAGTATATCTAATATTTCCCGTAATTTCTCCATATTTTTTAATCATTTCATTTTTAAGATTTTTTCCTTTTTTATGTGATGGGGCTAAACTACGTAATTCTTTTACGTATGCATAATCTCTAGATGAAACATAATTTTTGTATCTTTTATTCCAAGCCATACAATGAAACGCAAAAACTAAATCAGAATTTCCTTTATAAATATATGTTAGTAATTTATGGCAAATATAATGTTCTTTAGCTGTTAATAAAACTAAATTTTCTTTATTATCAGTTCCATTTAAGCATTTTGGAATTATATGATGATTTTCATAATAAACATAACTAAAATTAGTTTTTATTAAACGTTTTCTATTTTGAAATCTAGCTGTCTCAATTATAATTTCATAAACTTTTTGGTGATTCATAGATATTATTCTTTATTTTAATATATGAATTACCATTTGCGTTCTACACATCCGTTTATACTTTTTCCTTCACTGTCTAAGTCAAAATGCATTTTAGTTTTTATTGCCATATAACAGCCACATATCATACAATTTCTGGCGGGTTTCCAAAAATATTCACAAGATTCACAAATTTTTATTCTTCTTTGTGCTTCTTCTCTTCTTTTATATCTGTAAGGCTTATATAAATAATACCAAACCCATAAACTATATCCGCGTATAATTTGTTTAATTTGTTTAATTATCATATTCTTCCAAACATATATTTATCAGCTCTTTTAGGTTTATCAGAAATACATTTCATTTTTTCAATTATATCTCTATTAACTAAATCCGGATGAACCCACCAGTCTTCATAAGTATTATAATCGTCAGGAGCTATATTATTTACTACTAACTCATAACCTAATGATTTTAAATATTTTTGAGATTTTTTTTGTACTTCACTTTTTTCATCTGCATAATAATCATGTTCAAATGTAATAACTGCAAATTTATGAGTTTCAAATGGAATTTTTAATAAAGTATTATATGTTACAATAGCGGGATCACAATCTAATTGTAAATAATCATAATCCCCAGTTAATATTTCTTTATAGTTTACCTTTGTTGCATCAGCACATATTGTTTTACTTATCCTTTCTTCTGAAAATTCATCTATAGCTTTTTGATCAATGTCTATGGAAATTCCCGACCATCTAAATACTTTTTCTAATAAAGCTGTGTTATTTCCATAATAAGGTCCTGCACATCCAATTTCTAAAAATTTTCCATCGTATTTCCCATTAAGCATTGTTAAAACAAACATATCTTGATAACATTGTGAATAATTTTTTTCTATTTCTATACTTTCAGGAAATTTAACTTTTAAATGTTCATAATACGCATTCATGTATGTTATTGGGGCTTTCCATACTGTATTTCCTAGATTATTTAAATTATTATTTGTAGCATTAATGTGCGCCCATTGCATATTTGGATTTTTTCTTAATTTTCTAAATAGATACATTGATTCATCCCATAAACCTATCCACCATGCTGTAACTGCTCTTTCAAATATAAATCCATAATTTCCTGGATATTCTACATTTGTAATAAGTGTTTCTTTTGGTTCACTTAATTTTTCACCGATTACTGCAAATGTATAGCCTTCTTGCCATTCTTTACACATTTCATACATTCTTGATAAAAGAAAATATGCTTCTGGTCTTTCAGGCATTAGTGATATTGCTCTTAAAAGAATTCCTTTAACAGTAAAAACTCTTGAGCCTTGATGTTCAAAACAAAGAGCTAAACGTAAAAGTGCTTCATATGACAATAATTCATTATTTTCATATTCAGTAGCAAATTCTCCTGTACGAATATAATAAGATGCTGCAGCTGCTGTATGACCTTCATCTTCATAAACTTTTCCTAATGTAAAATTATACATAGGATTTTTAGGATCCATTAAATAATTAAATAAAGCTGTATTTAAATTTGTATTCATATTTATACCGATTTATCCTTGTTAATTCTTTCTTCTTTTTTAAGAGGCACACCTAATTTTTTAATAGTTACTTCCATATTAGTCTTTTCTATTTTTTTAGGTCTATTATCAATATAAATCATTACTTCTTCCCAATATGTTTGCAAAGCGTCTTCATTATATAAATCATATTTAATATCTCTTCCATCAAATGCATAAATTTCAAAATTTGTAAATTCTTTTAAAAATGTATCTCTAAATTCTTTAAACTTAACTTTTAAATCAGAATGTCTTAAATGAAATTCTCCAGATATTTTTTTAACATTTTTTTTAATCCATTCTAAATTTTCTACATTACATATATCATATTCACCCGTTTCACAATCAAGTTTAAGAAAATCTATATATTTAATATTATATGAATCTATAAAAGTTTTAAAGGTAATTCCATCAGATTCAACATTAAAATTATGTATATTATCTAAATTAAACATTCCTTTTAATACAACAGGCCCATTTTTATTTGATATGCCTTTATTTATACATATTACATTAGAATTTTTAGTATTTTTAATTAACACAGGAAACAACTCTTTAGATGGTTCTATACAAAAAACACGTTTCGGCTTTTTATTTAAAATAGAATATGTAAAAGGGCCTACACTAGCACCAACATCTACGACTATATCGTTTTCTTCAACTTTAAATTTTTTTTGATAACTGTCATCTACAAATATTTCTTTGTTTGTGCAATTATACCAATCATGATTTTTAAATAAACCCCAATCAAATTGATTTTTTTTAAAACCAATAATTTCTTCTATCAAATTTTCAGGAATTTTTAATAAAAAAGCCGCATTATCTTGAAACCCAAAAGTAATTAATAAATCTTTTTTATATATTGCTAATCCACATACAAATTCAATTTCTCCATCCATAAAAGAAAAAGAATCTGAAAGTTTAACAATATTCCAATCTTTATCCCATACTACAAATCTATGAGTATAAGTTGCATCTTTTTGTTGTAATTTATTATTAAAAAGATTAACTTCATGTACAATACACATTCTATAATTTTTCCATGTAATTACTTGAGTGCCTCCTCTAAAATCTGGCATATTAGGAATATGACTTTTACCTAAAAATACAGTTTGAGACATTTTTGTTGTTGTGTTAACTTTAACTACTTCTGTAGGATTTGTCCATTTTACAAAATGATAAGGCATATCCAAAACAGGTACCCAATTTTTTTCACAATATGAATTTGCATTATTTGGTGGTTCAATGCGAGAACGAGAAATTTCTTTGTATTTACTTTCTCCTTCTTTTAATGTAGAAGGATCTTTTTCAATAATTTCAGATAATTCCATTCTACCAACGCCATTCGGCGTTGTATCTCTACGTACTCCACATTGAAACAATTTGTCTTCCCATCTTACAAGTCTTGCATCTTCAAGCCCTACAAAATCCCATAAAGGTTCTACATCAAATGTAGATGTATCTGTCAAACAATAATTTTTTATTTCAAGACTTTCAGGATCAAGTTCACACATAAAATTATACGTTCTTAAGTGCATATCATGTTCAGGGTGTAAATAAGAAAGTGGGCCCCAACGATTGTTAAAAAGTTGAGAGCCCTCACAATGATATAACGTATAATTTATATTTCTTAAGTTAAGAAGAATTTTAGTTTTATCTAAAAGTATTGAGGGATTCATTAAACCAAGACCTTTTGAATCTTTAGGATTAATTAATAATGGAATTATTTTTCCGCCTTCAGATAAAATTTTCTTACATAAATTTCTATTCATTTAAATTTATTTTAATATTATATAATATATGTTATATCTAAAAAAATACATTGAGTTTTAATAACTGATATTTAATTTATAACAATATTATATATTTGCAGCCCTAAAATATGTTGCGTAAGAAGCACCTGAATCATAAGTAGATATTCCTGGTTGTCCCGTAGTTAAGCTAGAATCATAATAAATTCCACCAGAGCCAATAGCTGGTGCATTTGCTGCACCCATAGATGCATCTACTTTTCCATTTCTATAACATGTTAATTTTGATCCATCTATTGTTAATTTAAGCACATCTCCTACTGTGTATCCTGGCGCTCCGGCAATTTCTCTGTACCATACGCCACCCATATAAACTTCTATTCCTCTTGTTTCAGGAGCTATAGCTCCATAATAAGCGTAGCAAGTCATTGTCTCACCACTAATTCTTACAGCTGGTCCTACATCAATATAAGCAGCACTTCCTTTAATTGTTAATTCAGCACTATGATTATTACTAAATCCTTTATTTACATATGCACATATAGGCTGAAATGTCCTAGAAGGCTGAACATAATGAAGTGGAGGATTTGCTGTAATATTTATAGATATATCATATTCTGTGCCCATTACCCAAGGTCCTTTACCACTAATACCACCGGTGTATGCTGTAAAATCATCATAATATCCTAATGAACTTTCAAATGGATAAGTATTTCCGGCTCCACCATTATATAATGCTGATACTTCTGTGGGTGTTAATGCTTTATTCCAAATTCCTATTTCATCTATTTTGCCAAGCATTGATTCTATTCCTGCCGTAGGGCTTGCTGCACCTATACAGTCATTTGATGTATTACCTACTGATATATCAATAGGAGATATAAGAGTATTAGAATCAGCCCATGCTGATATTCCATTTATATATATGCTATTATCAGTACCTATACCACCACATACACATACTATATGAGACCAACTTGAAATATCTATTAAGGGGGTAGACATAACAAATTCATTATACGTAGGTGGCGATGCTTCTGTATAGAAATAAAGTCTATTGTCTGTTGAATATATAAGAGTTATTGGATTATCTGATCCTCTGTGAAAATTTAAAAGATACATTGCATAAGTTGATACTGAAGGAAGAATATCGGGTTTAAGCCATAATGAAATTGATACTTTATCATTTAATACGTTTTTATATATTACAGAACCTGGAATATTTACATAACCAGCTGATGAATTCCATTGAACTGTTGTATTTAGTATACCAACTGCTCCTACACTTACGTTGGCTGCTGTACCATCATAATTATGTATTTCTTCGTGCATATTAGTGCCTGTAGTTGCATCAAATTTATAATATGCAAGCAAATTAGTTAAAAGTGAAGAGCCTGTCGCAGTTAAATTAGTAATTACATAACTATTATTGTAGATTATTTGGTTTCCATTAAATGTTAAATAATGACTCATATATGTTAAATTTACTAGATTTTAAAATTTTTATTAAATTGATTTAGTTCCTTCTGCACCCTTTTCTCCTATTAAAATTTTAATATATTTTTCTATATCATCAATTTTAATATTTAATTCTTTAACTGCATTAACTAATACAAAAACAATAGGAGCTAAATCATAATGCATAACTTCAGAATCAGGACCATCCTTTTGTAATTTTTCAGGAAGTTTCCAGATAGCATATGGCATAATACGTTCTAATTCATTAGCAATAATACCAACAATTTCTTTATCATCAAGAGGATATCCCCCAAGTCCTGACCATTTATATTTAACAGGATTAATTTTTTGAAGAGTTTCTAAACCTTCTACAAATGGATGTATATCCTTTTTTAAACGTATATCTGATGTTGCACCCTGTCTTCCCTGTATTCCCTGTCTTCCTTGTATTCCTTGGCTACCTTGAGTTCCTTGAATGCCTTGAGTACCTTGACCACCTTGAATTCCTTGAATGCCTTGAGTTCCTTGTCTACCCTGAATTCCTTGTACTAACCCACCGCTAACATCAATATATAAATAAGTTGCATCAGAAGATATTGCTATAGTATTTTGAGCAGATGCTAAAATTAAATTATCTGTTAATATACCCTGTACACCTTGTACACCTTGAATTCCTTGAGTTGTTCCTTGTCTACCTTGAATTCCTTGGGTTCCTTGAGTTCCTTGTCCACCTTGAATTCCTTGACCGCCTTGAGAACCAGAACCAGTTTGGCCTTGAGTTCCTTGAGTTCCTTGTGAACCCTGAATTCCTTGAGTTCCTTGGATTCCTTGTCTACCTTGAATTCCTTGAATTCCTTGAGTTCCTTGGGTTCCTTGTCCACCTTGAATTCCTTGACCACCTTGAGAACCAGAACCAGTTTGGCCTTGAGTTCCTTGGCTACCTTGAATTCCATGACCACCTTG